TTACTTTTTCTCGTACATAGTATCCGCTGCATGATACAGCATCTCCAAAAACTGTCCCGCCGTTGGCCGATGATCCAGCGGGTATCCCGCCAACACCTGCACTTTCTCCGGGTCAGTTTTCCACGCCAGCTTTGCCGTCCTGCGAACAGCGCTCTCCACCGCCCTCCAAGCATGACCAGAAGCTTCCGCCACAGGCAGATAAACTTCCTTCTGCAAGGCTCGCAACCGGTCAGGCCTGGTGCAAATCAGCGTCATACACTGCCGGAGAGTATAATAATCATTCTTTGTGCGAATGATCCCCAGAGGGCGCAGCAAGTGGTCAAATTGTGTATCAGTCATTCTAACACATCCTTTCGCCCATCATGCTACGCCTTTTGTCGAAAGAAGTCGAAAGCACAAACTCAGCCCCGAGGAACCATCAGGCTCCCCGGGGCTGCTGCTATGTACGGTAATTGGATCTTACTTGACCTTCCCCTGCATCTGATCCAGCAGCTCATCTGCGTGGATGGCCTCGGGAGTAAAGCTGTTGTTCTCCCACCAGGCCCAGATGGCGGCAGCGGTGGTCAGGCCAGCGGTAACCCACTGCTCCACGCTGGCGCTGTCGATGGGCAGCACCGGCTTGCCTGCTGCACTCAGCAGCTGGTTGACGAGGGCCAGTGCCAGCACAACAGTGCGGGCGATGGTCGCGGCGGGGATTTTTCTGTTCATCATAGGTTAATTCCTTTCTCTTTCGTATTCATGTTCTTCCAGATCGGCAATGCGGTGGTTTGCCACTTTCAGCTGCTCCTCGATCACCGGCACCCGCTGGGCGAAGTTGTTGTGCAACCGCACCTCCCGGGTCAGCTCCTCCAGCTTGGTCTCGGTCACAGCCTGCGTCTTGTTGTTGGCAATCAGCACACCGATCAGCGTCACGCCGCCGGTGATCACAGCGGCCAGAATCGTCTCCATCGGTCTCACCCCCTGACCTGCCCCAGCCCGGCCCGCTGGATGATGCCCGCGTAGTCTTTGTAGGCCACGCTGAGGTCTGCACCCTTGGCGATGCCGGGCACCTTGCCGCTGCTGGTGTACTGCCACATCCCGAAGGCCCAGTCAGGGGAGGGCTTCTTGGTGCGGTAGGCCGCCAGCCATACGTCGTAGGGCTTGAGGGCCGCGCCGCCCATGTAAAGGTTGGTCTGCCCGAAGTTCAGGCCGGTGTAGAGCATGGCGTACACGCCCCAGCTCTCCACCACGCTCAGGCAGTGGGCCACGATGTCAGTCAGGGCAGACTTGCTCAGGGCCTCCTGCAGCTTGTCCTCAATGTCCACAGCCACCGGCAGCTGGAACGTTCTGCCGCCCAGCGCCTGCTTGAACAGGGCCAGCTCCTTGTCGGCCTGCGCCTTGGTGGTAGCCTTGAAGTAGCCGTACACGCCCACCGGGATGCCCAGGCGCTGGCACTCGGCGTAGTTGCGGGCAAAGAAGGGGTCGATGTAGGGCTTGCTGGGTTTGCCCTCTTTGCTGTTGCCCATGGCCCGGATCATCACGCCGGAGATAAGGCCGCTTGCCTTGACCTTGTCCCAGTCAACACGGCCCTGCCATTTGCTTACGTCAAGTATTGTTCTTGGCATTGATCTGCGCCTCCTTTGCAGTATTCAAAGTGACTCCCACATAAACTCGCCAACTCGTACCGGTGTCATCATTGGGCCAAATCGTGACATGCTTTCCACTGCAGATTGGCCATGCATGGAAATGTCGAATCCCATATGCTGTGCAGGGATGATGCGGTAGCTCGTCCATGGTCATGGTATGCACATGGTAATGCTGCGGGTCTTTCTGATACTCAGCTCTCTGTAGGGCAACAGCTTCCTGCACGATCTTGTTAAGCCCTACCTGGTCATACTCCATTTTGAAAGTTCCGCTCTCGAGCAGCTCGTCCAATGTGCCCTCCAGGGTCGTGTCACCCAGTGTGATGCGCACCTTCAGGTCATCCATTGCTCTGCGCCTCCTTCTCGGCCAGCTCCTGCTGTTTTGCCTCCAGCTGGGCAGTCAGCTCCTTGTACTCGTCATCGGTCAGCTTACCGGCGGCGTAGAACACGTCCAGCTTGGTGCTCAAGCCCTCGATGGAGCCGCGCTCGATCATGCGTTTACAGGTGCGTTTTAACATAGGTTTGTCCTTTCCGGGGCAGTGCCCCATCTTAATAAAATTATTATCGCCCTCTTGGCAGAGGGGCTTACTCTGTGATCCCAAGCTCCAGCAGCGTCAGCCTATACTCCTGATCCACCATCAGGCTGTCGGTGTCGGTCTGGGCGGCGGTCAGGGCTTCCAGCGTCTCCGGCAGCTTGTCCAGTACCTCCTGCCGCTGCTGGGCTTCCCTATGGGCCTTTTCCTGTGCGGCCAGCTCTTCAGCGGTCGGCGGCTGTGGCACTTCTCCGTATTCGTACACCTCGTATTCCGCCCCGCATAACCGGATACCCCAGTAAGCTTCCCCGGGCTGTGCATTTTGGTTGTGTGCGTTCACCACAGCCTCGATCACGCTGTAATCTGCCGGGGTGCCATCGGTCTCGGTCGGTACCGTGTACCCGGGGCGGATCGCTGTTTCTTCCATTTTGAACTCTCCTTTCCGGGTGCTCAGAAAATATAGTTAAGCTCCGCGAAGGACTTGACCGTTGTCACCAGCGTATTCAGCGGCAGCACGATGCAGGGGCACAGACCGTACGAGTCCTCTCTGTGGCGGCCTGCACTGGAGAAACTTCCATCCGCATAAAACGTGTACATATAGTTGCCGTTGTAGCTTCGCTTGGAGCGTGTCCAGTATTCAGTGTCTGCTTTTCGTTTGTCGGTGGCAGCAGTCGTGTAGTCGAAGTAGTCCAGCTTTGCACCCTCCTGCGCCATCAGACCATCTATGCCCTGCCAGGTGTAAACACCCATCTCGACCGCGGAAAGCAGAAAGCACTTTCTCGAAAGGCCGTTTGAGCCGGAGGAAACCTTGGCCGAGCTGTAATCCGCCCGCTTCACGTAGGGCAGATGCACGGTCATCAGGCGGTTTGCTACACTGGGTGCGATATTTCCGCCCGGGTAGTTGACACACCAGTTGTCCAGTGCCCACCCTTCGTAACCGTAGATGTAGTTACTGCTATCGATCGCTGTTGAGCCTGCAATGTTCGTCCTCCAGAGCCATGCGCCGTTGGCCGTGCTGTCGTACAACCCGCCGCCCGGTACGCCCTTATGGATCAGCTTATACCAGTAGGTCTTGTTGCCGCTTGGGTTTGAGATGCCAAATTCAGTCCCCAATGCAAAGGAACTGATGGGATTGCCGCCGTCATAGAACTTCTTGGCTACGCCGTCCACGCCGATATAGCCCTTGTGCACCTGCCTTGCGGTACCGCCCACGCCGATGTAGATTTTGGAGACCGATTTGGCACTTCCGCCGATTCCGGTATAAATTGCCATGTTCTCTCCTCCTTATACGTACACCAGCAGGATAGAGCCGGTTGCAAGGCTGCTTCCCGCACCGGGGTCACTGGTTTGGGATGTGATGTTGGTGACCCCGAGCCAGCTTTTCAGCACATCCTTGGAAACATCTTTGATCTTCGTACCGTCATCCGTATAACCGGCAATGTGCGTCAGATTCGACGTATTAAGGCCGTCGCCCGCATAGCCGACTTGGATTGTTCTGGATGAACTATTATAGTCGGTTATGCCGGTTGTTTTTGTGGAGGTCTCTGCATTACCATCCAGCGAACCAATGAATTTGTTGGCCCTGACATTTGCAAAAGCGCCGCTTCCTCGACCGTCATTAAACCGATACTCATCAATGGTGTTGTCTCGGTATCCCCAGTAGACTGTGTTGTTTTCTGGAATGCCAACAAAATTCACTTCATTCTTGTTCTCGAACTCCAATTTCGAGTGGTTATGCGCACTCGGTGGAAACGTCTCCGGCTTATCCGTCACGGAATTCCAGTCGGTCTTGATGCTCTTGAACTTGTCGCCCACGGTCTTTGCGTCTGCCGGTGCATCGGGCACGGACAGGGTCTTATCCGTGCCTGCCCGTGTCCCGGCAAGCGCTGCGGCATCCTCTGCGGCTTTCTGAGCCTTTTCTGCGGCCTGACGGCTGGCGGATGCCTCACCCGCGCTGGCAGATGCCTCACCGGCCTTGGTGGAGGCGGTGGAAGCGCTTCCCGCAGCGGCGGTGGCCTGCTGGGTGGCGTTTTCTGCCGCAGCGGTGGCTGTCCTGGTGGAGTTGGCCACGTCGGTCAGGGCTGTGGTGCGGGCCCGTGCGATATCCTGCAAGGCGGCGATGTGCTCCGTTTTCGTGTCCTGCAGGGCCCGCTGGGCGGCGGTCTCGCTGGTCTTGGCGTTCTTCTCGCTGGCGGCGGACTTGGTCTCGCTGCTCTTGGCGGCGGTTTCACTGCTCTTGGCGTTGGCCTCACTCGTCTTTGCTGCATTCTCACTGGCCTTGGCATTGGTTTCCGATGTTTTTGCGTTGGTCTCACTGGTCTTGGCTCTTACCGCACTCGTTTCGGCCTCCTTCGCCTTTGTGGTGCAGGTGGCCACACTCGTATCCATGCTGTCGGCACTGGCCTTCGCCTTGTCCGCGCTGGCTTTCGCGTTGGTTTCGGATGTTTTTGCGTTGATCTCGCTGGTCTTGGCCGCGTTCATGCTCTCCAGCGCCTGCTTGGCGTACTTTGTCACCTCGGCCACGAACTGCTCATAGATGCTCGGCGTAATGTTCTCAGTGGTCGTATCGGTGTCGATGGTGTCATAGCAGGTGTACTTGCCAGGCTTGGTCATGGCAATGTAGCCGCTGTCGTTGATGGCCAGCAGCATCCAGGTGCCCTCTTTTTCCAGTGTCCACCGCCGGTCTACCAGTGCGCTGTTGTTCTCGTCCAGGATCTGCGGGTCCGGCAGGGTGCCGCTCAGCCGCTTCACATGCAGCGAGATGGTGCACGCCTTCCACTCTTCCGGCACTTCAAAGTGCAGCCGGTCCACCTTGGCGCTCCGCACACCGCCCAGATACAGCGTCTCAATGTTTGCCCGGAACGTCGAACCGTTGTCCTGCAGCTTTCTGATCTTAATATCCAGTTGGCTCACAGTTTCACTCCCTTCCTGCCCCTATCCTATCACGCCCCGCCGGGTGCAACTACCCCGGACATACAAAAAAAGGGAGACCGTTCGGGGTGAACGGCCTCCCTTTCTTCTAAGCAGGGCTCCCCCAAAAAGAGCAGCAACGTGAACTTGGCTCCCCTACTAGGGGAGCTGTCACGCAAAGCGTGACTGAGAGGTTCACCTCACCCCTGCCCACTCATCCTTGCTGTTCTTTGCCTGTTCCTCCTTTTTTGCCGCGTCCTTCACCCACTGGGCAAAGTTCTTTTCCTCATACATGGCCGTCCCGTTCTCTTTGGTCAGGCTCGTCAGCAGCTTCTCCAGCTTCTCCCGGTCGTGGTCGTTGCCCGCCAGATACTCTTCCTTCACCGCCGCCGTGATCTTCGTCTTGATGCTGCCGTCCTCCTTGCCCGCCGTCCGCAGCCGCCGGATCTCGTCCTGCACGTCGTCGGCCCGGCCGGTGTCCACGGCCTCGGTCAAAGCATCGTAGACGCTGCCGCCGGTGCCGCCTCTGTACAGCTCCTCGGCCTTGCTTTCAATGGCTTCGGTCACAAGGTCAATCACCCACGCCCGTTTTTTCGCGTCAGCTTTGACCCCCTCCCGGATGCCCAGGGTCTCGTACATTTCCCGCACAAGCTGCTTTGTCAGCTCCTGGCGCTGGCTGTCTTTGCCCTCGTTCCGGGCCCTGGCCGCCTGCTCTACTTCCGGGCTGTATTTCTTCAGCCGGTTCTTCAGCTGGCTGGCAATGGTCTTTTCGTCCTTGCCCATGGCTTCCAGCTTCGCCATAGCACCGCTGGCGTTGTCCGTGTCCCCCTCGGCAATGGCGTTGTACAGCCGGTCATACTGCCCGGTGGCGCTCGTCGGGGTCGAGCTGAACGAAAAGCCGCTTCCGCTTGCAATGTCTCGTGCATCTTCCACATAGGCATCAAAGGCATCCAGCATTTTCCGGGCGTTCCCCATAGGCACACCCGCAATTTCAAACCCGTACTGCATCAGGTTCACGCCTGCCTTTCGCAGTTTCTGGTGATACGCTTCCAGCTGTTCCTCCGTCATGTCACCGGTGTCCTGCCGGACAAGGCTGGAAAACTTCGTTACTGCTGCAAAAAGATCATTCACAGCGCTGATGTTGGTTGCACTCACCACATCGTAATCCGTACCGTTCACTGCATTTCCCACAGCGCTGTACAGCTCGCTGCCATACAGGAAGTTGCCCGCAAAGCTTTCCGTGTACAGATTCAGGAATCGCTTGCTCACGCTGGCCGCGGTCACATCTCCGTTCTCGTCCTGCTCTCTGTCCCACCGATGCAGCAGGAAGTCCGCACCGATCTTCATCAGTGCAAACACAGCAGTCTGAGTGATCTGGCTCACAATGGCCCGGTTCAGGTTCTTTCCGGCCCGCTTCACTTCTTCTGCTGTCTCACTGCTGTGTGCAGCCTTGTCCCGTGCTTTCTGGGCGTTGTAGTCCATCACCGCATCTGCCAGAATGCCGTAGTTCTGGAACCGCTGGGTCGTGAACATGGTCAGGGTCTTGGTCATTTGATCCGGATTTCGCTGGATCCCCGCCCGCTGCATCGTGGTGTAGTTGGGCTGGGTCTCCTCAATGACCCGCTGATACATCTTGTTCACGGCTTCCCAGTAGGCTTCGCTGCCTTTCGTGGCTGCACCCTCTGCAAACTCATTGGTATGGTGCTCCACATACCGCTTAGAGCCTTCCCACAATGCCGCCACCGTGATCTCGTCCATGCTGTTGATCCAGCCGGTCACCCACTTGGGCAGCTTGTCCATGGCCTTTTCTGCCGCGCCCTGGCTCACGCCAATGCTGGCAAGCTCACCCCGCTGGCTTCCCCGCAGTCGGTATCGCAGCAGCACATCCCCATGCTGGGCAATTTCCTGTTCCAGCGCCGCCCGCTGCTTGCCGGAAAGGTTCTTCACAAACGGCACCACCGCCGCCATGGTATCCGCACCCAGTACCGCGCCTGCCGTGGGCAGAGATGCTGCCTGGGCAATGGCCACACCAGGGTTCAGCGTCAGGATCGCGCCCGCATAGTTGCCGCGCAACCTGTCCAGCACTTTGGTCATTGTGGTCGAGCGCTTTCTTTGCGTGGTCTGCAGGTCGGTCAGCAGGTCATCGATGTAGTTCGTCGCGCTCTGGCCCCACTGCTCTTTCAGGATACCATTCTTCAGCATCTTGATGCCGTCCTCGGTCTCAATGCCACTGTTCAGCACCTTCTGCACATCCCGGATGGGTGCCGCCAGTCCGGCGTAGGCTGCCGTGTCCCGCAAACTCCGCTGCACCACGCTGCTGCACTCCTCCAGCAGGATGGGCATTTGGCTCTTGACACGGTTCTTCAGGAAGCCCCGGCCCTCAATGGTGGCATCCAGTTTCACGCCCTCGATCTGGGTCGCCAGCGCCGTCTTGTCCACCGCAATGGGGTAATAGTTTTTCACGGTGGCCCGCTGGTAACCCAGCAGCTTCATGCTTGTCTCGTTGATCAGATTCGTGGTGTAGTTGCCGAAGAAATTCTTCATGTCCTCGCACCAGGCCCGGTCGTAGTCTGTCATTGCCTTCTCCACGGCTTGGATCACGGTGTCGGCCATGGGGTTTCCCGCGCTGTCCGTCAGCATCCCGATCTTCACGGTCTGGCCCTTCTGGTAAGCCTTCTCAATGTCGCCCCTGTTGTACTCCTCCGCATCCGGGATCGTCAGGCCACCGTTCAGCAGGTGCTCCCGGCTGTCGGCGTTCTGCAGGTGCATGTACAGGCTGCACAGCTGGGCGTGGGTCAACGGTGCAGCCCGACCCTTGCTGTCCTTCAGGCCAATGTCCACCAGCTCCGCGCCCGGACCTGCGAATTTTTCCATCTGTCTCAGGTTCGCCTTGCCCGTCACATTGTCAAAGAGCTTCGTTCCCTCCACAATGATCCGGGTCTGTTCCCTCTGGCCGTCATTCAGCATGGTGCCCAGCTTCTCCATCTGGCTGTTCTTTGCGTAGCCGCCCAGCATCCGGAACACCCGGGTACCGCCCAGCATATCCAGGTTGTACCTGGTCAGGGCGCTCCGCAGCTTTCCATCGTTGCCCTTGCTCTGGCGCACCTCTGCAGCCGCCTCGTTGGCGATCTTGTCCACCGCTTCGGCTTTCTGCAAGCTCAGGGTCTTGTTTGCCGTCCGGATCACATGCAGGGTGCTGGTCGTAATGGCTTTCAGCATCCGCATCTGGTCCACCGTCATGGGCAGATAGGTGCGGTTCTCGGTCTCCCGGATCCGCTTTCTCAGCCGGTCACGCAGCATCTCGGCCTTTTCGCTGTCCGGCAGTGCCTCGGCCTCTGTCAGCTGCTGGTTCAGCCGGTCAAGCTGGGCCTGCTTGCTGGCATTCAGGTCAGCCTGCAGCGCGTCGATGAGCTCCGGCACCTTGCTCAGCTTCCAGTCCTCGCTGATGCCGTTGGAGCTGTTCTCGGCTCCCATCGACTGCATGATGCTGGTGCGCAGGGCCGTCAGCCGGGCCACGGCGTGGTCGTTCAGCAGGGTCGTATCCGCCAGCTTTGCCACCTCTGCCGCCTGCTGGATCAGGTGGGGCTGCACATACCGGTCCTTGCTGGGCCGCAGGATCATCTGGTTCAGCTGGGCAGCATTGGCCCGGATGCCCCGCCGCAGCTCGTCCTTCTGCCGGCCGTCCCGGGCTTTCTGTACCCGCTTCTCAGCCAGCTTCTTGGCAATGGCAATGTCCTCGTCCCGCTGCTGCTGGGCTGCAGTGATGGCGATTGCGTTTCGTTCCGCCTGCTTTTCCTGCCACTCCTGAGCTTTGCGCTGGTTTTCCTGCTCCCATTCCAGCAGTTCGTTTTCCTGATGGATCAGCTGCCACTCGGCCCGATCAGCCCGGCGCTGTTCTCCTGCCACCTGGTGTGAAAGGTTCCAGTTCTCCCGCTTCAACTGTTTGTTTTCCAGCCGGATCTCGTCCAGCATCTGCTGGCGTTCTTCCTTCAGCCGCTTCTTTTCGGCCTTCCACTCCCGTTCGTAGGCTTCCTTCAGCACGTCCAGCTTTTCGGCCATGTCGCCGTAGTTGGTGATGTCCAGCCCCAGCGTATCCAGATTCTGATCCAGCAGCTTTTCTGCTTTTTCATTCCGCTTCTGCTGTTCTGTCCACTGCCGCAGTGCTTCATCTCGGCTTCCGTTCCGGCTGTTCTCATACATCCTCCGGTTGAACTCCCGGTTCTGCTCCTTCTGCACCTTCCGCAGATTCTTCAGCGCCTGCTCCGCGTTCTCCTCGCCCACGGCAGCAGCCACAGCCTGGCGCTGCCAGCGCTGGAACCCGTCAAAGATGGCCTGTGCATCGGTCATCTCCGGCACGTTCAGGATATCACCCAGCATCCGGTCGGCCAGTTCCACTTTGGCATCCTCGTACTCGGCAGCATCTGCAAAGCGGCTCATCATCCTGGGCTTGATGGCATCGTGCACGTTCATCAGCACATCCAGCCACTCGGTGCTCTCCATGCTGGCCGCGCCGTCCACGCCTGCCGCCTGGGCCGCGCCCCGGAACAAGGCCGCTGCCCCTTCCTTGGTGCCGCCCATGGCCCGGGTGTCGTTGACGATGGCTTCATACACTTCCGCCGGGTTGCCGTCCCGCACACCCTCTGCCTGCCGCAGCTTCACACCGTGCCGCCGGGCCTCCGCCACCGCTTCGCTCCACGTCCCGTACCGCTTCACCAGCTCCGCCTTGGCCGGGCCGTCCTTGTTCACCGTGTAGCTCAGGTCGTGGTATTCCGGGTACTCGTCCCACAGCTCGGTGTTCCGGTAGGTCGCCCCGCTCAGTATTTCATCTGCAATGGTCTCAGACAGCGCGCTGGCCTTGCTCATGCTGGCCCCGTCCGCCGTCATGTACTCCACCAGCGCCCGGGTCTCTCCGGCAATCTTCGTCCGGTCGGCCCTGCTGCCGTTGGCCTTTGTCCACCGCACCGCCAGCCCGTCAATGGAATCCTGGCTGATCCGCACACCGTGGGTCACACCCATCATCTGGGCCAACGTTTCCATCGCCGCGCTGTTGTCCGCAATGGCCCGGCTTGCCTGCCGCTGGGTGTTCTTCCGCGCGTCCCGTTCCGCCTGTTCGGCCAGCTGGAAACGGACGTTCGGCACCTTGTTCAGCAGGGCCGTGCGCTGGGCATCGTCCCCGGCTTTGTAGAGCTTCACGTCAATGCCGGTCTCTTTCAGGCTGTCGATCAGGGTGCTGCTGGTGTTGTCGGGCAGGATCGCCGCCCGCACCTCATCAAAGCCCACGGCCCGCTGGGGCTTCGCTTCAAAGTACCCGGTGGGAATAGCAGCCACGTTCTTGTACAGGTTCAGGATCATCTGGGCCGTGTCCTTGCCAATGGTATACCCCTCTTTTGCAAAGGCCTTTCCAATGGCTGCCGCCGTCTGTTTTCCCTGTGCGGCCTGCATCAGGATGCTGCCCAGGATTTCCCGCTCTTCAAAGCTGTTGTCTGCATGGGGCGTAGTCTCTCTCCGCAGCTTGTCAAGGATATCGCTGATCTGGTCATCTGCCTTTTCCAGCAGCGCCTTGTACTCTTCTTCCGGCATCTGCTGCAAGCGGCCTTTGTCCGCCCGCACTTCGTCCAGGTTCTGGTACTCCGCCGTGGCCGTGCTCATCAGGGTGCTGGCCGAAAGGCCCCATGTATCCTGCCCTCGTGCATTCTGAGCATTCATAGCAGCCACAAGGTTTTCCAGCGTGTAGCTGTTGTGCAGCTGGGCAAAACTGCGCTTTATCCCTGCCGGAGTAAAGCGGTCTTTTCCGTTTCGGATTCCCTTCTGTCCTAGAACATTTCCCAACTGGTCATACACCCAGTTCTTCACATCTTCTGCCGGAGCTTCCTGCCGGATAGCCTCCCTGGTCGCTTCCACATCCATCGCCTGCTTTCCGGCATTGGTATCGGTCAGCATTTTGTAGGCGTGCTCCAGCATCCCATACAGTCGTCCACGGTTGTCATTCCTCATCTTGTCAATGCGCATTTGCCAACGCCTGTTCTGGCCCTCCAGCTGTCCGTGAGCATACTTTTCTTCCAGTGCGTCCGCCGCTTTATCTGCCAGCTGATCCAGCTGGTCAAAGTCACCACCCTCGAATGCAGCTTTGATTTCATCCGCGCCAATGTGTTCGATCACCTTTTCCAGGGTATCATTGCCCAGGCTGTCGAACTGGTCCCGTTCTGTCTTATACACCGGCTCCACAGTCTTACCTTTCGCTTCCAGATAGGCCAGCTGCACTGCTGTGTTTTCCTCCAGGCGCTGGGCAAGCTCTGCCCGGTCGGAGCTGCTCGTCTCTTCAATTCCAAGGCGCTGTAACGCGGCGCTGTTCGCAAATTTTCCTTCAAACGCATCTTTGCTTGCCGAATCCACCTTGCTTTCAAAGTCCCGCATCGCATCGTAATTCACTTCAAACTCCACATTGGGCCGGGTTGGTGTCCAGGCATCCGAACCATAGATACGGTTTGCCCGGTTCACCATGGGGTCAATGGTATCGGAGTTAAACACCAGCGAGATGGGGCCATACTTGGTGTGACCTTCCTGAGCTTTCACCACCGCAATAGACGGCGAGAGCATCCCGCCCAGCTCCAGCGCTTCCTGCAGGTTTTCGGCGGTCAGGTTGTGCACGGCCACAAGGTCTTTGTTCTGGTCCACCTCCACCGGAGCACTCAGCTGGAACCGCACCGATTTCTTCACAGGTTCGCTGTTTCCCTTGCTTTCGGCATTTTCTTGTGCTATACTGTTTTTAGCAGGAAAGCTCGGGCGTTCACCGCCCTCCTCGGTTTTGAGTACCGTGTCAGCGCTTTCCTGCTTTTGTTTTATCTGTCCGGCATCATCCAACACCAGCAAACTGCCGTCGGAACCGCACACTTCGTGAACATAGAATTTGTTTCCCTGCTTTGTGCTGTGGTATTCATTTACAATAACGGCCTCATAGATTTTGATACCGTCCACCACAACCGGAGCCACAAAGGTATGAGTGTTGTACCCCCGTCCTTTCCAGTTTTCCACGGAACCAATTTGTTCACCGTACCGGATTACGTTGGGAATGGCCGCTGCAGCAATCTGCTTCACCGGGCCGTTTCCATGCTGCACGGTTGCCTTGGCTCCCTTGCGGGTCAGTTCCACCACACCAAATCCATCACGTTCTACTTTTCCGCCAATGGATTCAAAGAATCGGACGATATTTTCAGCATTTTCTTTGCTGGTAGTACCGTACTCAATTTCTTTTCCAGTGATTTCAGCCGCCGGTGTCATCTGTTCCAACCGGCCAAGATTACGGTTCAGCTGCTTTTCAAGGGTTTCCTCCCCCTCCTGCAGCTGGAACCGCATACTGCGTCCTTCCGCCGCGCTCTCTGTCTTGAGGGCAGCGGCGTTTTCTTTTGCACTGCGCAGGTTATCCATCGCTTTTTCAGCGTGGGCAAAGTATTCGTCCTGCAAAATTCTGCGCTCGTTCTCGGCCAGGCGCTGGGCCTTCAGGGCAGCCCGGTTGTCGGGGTCAAGGGTCAGCACTTCCTTGGCCCGGCTGATGATGCCGCCCAGCATCTCCTTCACCCGGTTCATCACGGTGCGGATGGTTCCGGCCCTGCCGCTGTTCTTCTCGGCCTGCCCGCGCTGGAACTCTACCCAGCGCTTGAAATCGGATTCATTGGAGAAGATGCCCCGCCAGGCATCGCCCACCAGCTCCTCGGCAGCTTCCTCATAGGTCAGATTCTGCTGGGCATAGTCGGTCATCTTCTCCCGGATCATCTCGTCCACGGTCTCAAAGCCGCTGCTCCTGGCCAGATACAGCAGGGCATGGTCCTGCAAAGTCTTTGCTCCCTCGCTGTCCAGTGCGTTGTACCAGTGGTAGTCCTCGTGCAGCACCGTGCCGAACGTATCCTGTGTACTGTCCCCAAAGAAGATCCGGGCCGTCTCCGTGTCCACATAGGCCCGCACCCGGCTGTCTGCCTGTCCTGCACCGTTCTGCAGCACGTTTTTCAGAACCGCCGTGGTGCCGGTTGCCGCCGCGTTCAGCTCGATCACCTGGCTGCCAGCGTCGTTCGTGTTGCGCAGGGTTCCCTTGTAGATGGTCTCACCCCTGCCCGTCAGGCTCTGTTCCGTCAGAGTGCCGCCCAGCTGGCTCTTGGCCCACCGGGTCTCTGCCGCATCCCTGCCGTAGGTGTAGGCGATCTCCAGCGCGTTCCGGCCCTTGAGGTTGCCCAGCACATAGTTCACGTTGGCCGCCATGCCGCTGCCGGTGCCCGCCAGCTCCAGCGCCTGGTCAAAGGTCTTCACGTCCTCCATCTGGCCCAGCCGGTACAGTGTGGATGCTGCCGCCGCATAGCGGTCACTGTCCACGCCTTCCGGCTGTTTCCGGCTGATCTCCTGCGCCGCCTTTTCGCCCACCTTCCAGCTCCGCAGCACCTGCTCCGTCCGGGCCTGCTTCTGGCCCTCCGTCCTCGGCGCTTCCATGCCGTAGGTCTCCCGCATTGGGCTGTTGCTGCTGTCCATCCCGTCAAGGGTGCTTTCTTCCACAGGGACCGACTGCATCACAGCCTGCCGGTCAGCTCCATTCTGCGCAGTCAGCTCAACGTTTCCCGTCCTGCCAATGGCCCCCATACTAGGGGGACTGTCAGCGCTTATGCGCTGACTAAGGGGTTCTGCACCGTCCGCTGCTGTTTCCGTGGGGCTTTCCACACTTTCCCCAGCGTTCTCAACAGCATTCTGCTGGCTGCGCTGTGCCGCCACTTCCCGCAGCATCCGCCGGGTAGCCGCAGCCGTGCTCGGCAACTTCACCCCATAGGCTTCCTCAAAAGCCGCGCGGTTTGCCTCGTTTCCGGCCTCCGGGGTGAACAGCCTGATGGTCTTGCCTGTCAGGCTGTCACCGTCCGCCGCTTCTGCAAACGTCTGCACAGCCAAGTTGTCCGATATGGCAGCAGTTTCCGCACGGTTGCCCTCAGCCGCTTGGTTCGCAGCTGTTTCCGTCTGTGCCTGCAACGTGAGCTTGGCTAACGGGTTGCGGCTCCCAGCGTCCCCTTCGGGCAAAGCATTGCCCTCGTGTCCTGCTGGCCGCTGCCCCAACAACTCCTCCCTGTTTCCGCCACTGGCGGCGGTCGTCGTCGTTGCCCTATTAGGGGAGCTGTCAGCGCCACTGCGCTGACTGAGAGGTTCTTCCCCATCCCCCGGTTCCCGCGCCAGCTCCTCCCGGCGCTGGTGTTCCTTCAGCGCCTGCTCGTATTCGTCCTGAGCGGCATACCGCTCCACGTTGCCCCGCAGGCTGGAATCTCCCGCGTTCATCCTGGAAAGCCCTGTGCCCACAGCGCCGCCCAGTGCACCGGACGCGCCGCCGGTCAGCCCCGCTTCCAGCGCCTGAACCAGCGTGTCCGTGGTAAACATGGTCTGGGCAGCTTCGCTGTCTCCCAGGGCCGCATCAATGGCCTTGTCGGCGTAGGTCTCCACAAAGGCCTGCACGGCGTTGTCAATGCCGCCGGAAATGGCGTTGGCAACTGCCGGATGTGCCGCCGCAAAGGCCGAATCCCCAGCCAGCGCCCGGATCTTGTCTGCCACAGCTCCCGCCACGGAATTTCTGGCGTAGTCCGCGCCCATGGTTCTTGCCAGATCAGCCGCACCCACGCTGTTGATGGCCCATCCTGCGCCAAACTTGGCCACGCCGCCCACCAGCGCCTTGCCTGCGCTTTCGCCCTTGGCCGCGCTCTTGCCCATGGCATCCGCAGCGCCCTGGGCACTCAGCACCGGCAGCACCGCCGCCGGGTTGATGGCAGCCACAGCAAGGTTCTCTGCCGCGCTGGTCGCCACGCCCTGCACGGTCCGCTGCACATCGGTCAGGCCGCTCTGGGCCGCGCCCGTCAGCTGCTGGCCCCGGTTGTACAGCTGGTAGCCCACGCTCTTCTCCGTGTCGATGCCACCCTTTGCTTCCGTGCCGGCAATGCGGCTGCGCATGTCCTCGATTTCCTGCCGGGTAAATCCCTGCTGCAACAGGTCGCCGGTGCTGTACTTGGGCTGGTAGTCCATGTCAGTTTCCATCAGCTGGTCATACAGGTTCTTCTCGCGGGGGTTCCGGGCAAGCTCTGCTTCCAGTGCTTTCCGGTTCTCGCTGCTCTGCCGGATGTTCTTTCCGGCCTGCACCAGGTACTCCGCACCCATCAGCGGAGCCGCTGCCACCGTGTCCGCAACGCCGCCCACGGTGTTTGCCGTCCGCCGGGCCAGCTGCTTCCACTCCGGGATTTCTTCCATAGTGTCCAGATACTCCCTGGCCTGCCGGATCTCCGTGTCCGTGTACCCCAGCTTTTTCAGGTCCGCCGTGCTGTAGGTGTTGCCCACCTTCCCCTTGATTCCCGTGGTGCGGAAGGGGTCGATGCTACCATCCCCGGCGCTGGCCCCGTTTCTGCTGGTGCCGGTCTCGGCATAGCTGGTATAATTGCTCTTCTTTTCCAGCAGCTTGTTCACAAGCTCCTGATTCCGAGGCTGGTCAAACCACTGGTTGGCCTGGTCAAAGGCATCCGGCTGGCTGTACTCCGCATAGCTGTTCTTCAGCTTCTGGGCCTGCTGTCCGTACCACGTTCCCTTCCCCGCCGGTCTCACTGTCACCTTCTGCCGGTTCAGCTCGTCGCTCCGGTTGTCCATGGCATCCGCAAAGCCCAGGTTGTTCCTTGTCCGGTAATCCTCCAGCGCCGTGGAATACAGGTCTGTGCCCGTCTGTCGGCTCGTTGCTTCCTGCTGTTTTTGTGCACGCAGGGCAGCAGCGCTGCCCTTTGCCCAGCTTGTTCCCGTACTGCCAAGGGCCCCCATACTAGGGGGACTGTCAGCGCTTATGCGCTGACTAAGGGGTTCTGCACCGTCCGCTGCTGTTGCCATCACAGTCTTCTCCTGCCGCTCTTTTTCATTGCGGTTTCGCAGCGCAGCAGCACTTCCCGATTTCCATGCCATCCTGTTTCCTCCTTAAAATCCAGCGTTCTGCATTGCCCTGTCGATCACATCGTCCGATGCACCCAGATTCATCAGCCGACTGGCGATGGTATTTGCGTCCATTCCCTGTTCCTTCCACCCCTTTGCATAGCTCAGGGCGTTGCTGTACGGCATTCCGGTACTCTTACCCGTGCTCCCTCCCGTGGTTCCCCCCGTGGTTCCCCCGGGCAGGGCCCACTTGTTCGGATTCGCCAGCGGGGCGATCAGCCCGCTGCCAGTTCCGGTCGCTGCTGTTGTGCCCGTGTCACCGTCCGGCAGCATTCCGGCGCTGGCCAGAATGTTCGCATAGACGCTCTTGGTCGGGTCATCATCCTTCAGGCTCTGATACTTCCCCAGCGCCGTCAGCAGTTGGCTGTTTGTCCACCCGCTTCCGCTCTTGCTGGAGCCGCCGGAACTTCTCGAACTTCTGCTGCTCTTCGTAGCTGCCGCCTTTGCCAGCTGGGTCGCCAGCTGACGGTTTGCAATGGTGCCATAGGAACCGGCTGCATTGCTGTCCAGCCCGTACATCTTCAGCAGGTTGGCCGCTGCTTCCTGATTTCCGCTTGCCACCAGAGAAGCCGCGGTGCTCAGAACACCAGCCTGATCGTCCCGGGTCACCGGTGCGCCGTTGTAGTTGGCAAAAGCGTTTGCGTTCAGGCCGTACCGGTTCAGCACGTCGCTGGCCGCATCCCCGGCTCCCTGGGTGTACAGGTTGAACGCCTGCTGGTAAGCACTCAGGGCATCGCTCTGGTCGGTGCGGTTCTTGTTGTACTCCCACTGTTCCCGGGCAAAGTCATTTTCCCACTGCTGCTGTGTGTACCCCTTGTACCCATCGTAGGCTGTCAGGGCCGCCGAGCCGATGTTCTTTACCGTGTTCCAGAGGTTGTTCCAGTAGTTGTCGTTCTCGTTCCGGGCCTGTTCGCTCTGGTTGGCAAGGAAATTCTGCCACGCCGTGTAGTTGGCAAAATTGCTGCCGTAGGCACTGCGGTCCAGCGCCTCGGTGTTGGCCATGCCGGAAAGGGCACTCAGCAGGTCGTTCTGCTGGTTCTGGTATTCGCTCAGTGCCTGGCTTCTCAGGCCGGGCACCGCGTTGTCAATGCCGCTCAGCGCCTGCTGCCGGCCCTGCTTTGCCACGCTGTCGGCGTAGCTGCTGCCATACCCGCCCGCCAGCATCGCCGCGTTGGCCTGGGCGTTCTCCGCGCTGGCGGCAGCATTGGCCTGGGCCTGGGCGCGGTACTGCTGGTAGGCTTTGCTGCCGGTATCCCAGTCGAACCCGCTGCCGATCTGCCCGGTCAGGCTGTCCATTGCGTCCTTGTTCCGGCTCACATAGTCCGCCGGGCGGTTGGCGTTCCATTCCCGCTCTTCCTGTTCCGCCTGGTTCTTTCTCCGTAAGGTATCAAATAACATAAAGTTCCCTTCTTTCTGTCCTCTGTCGCAGGGCCCCACACCGGTCTTCAGAGCAAGCCACCCGTCATCATCTTCACGATAAGCGGCCCGGCGAGCTGTGCACCGATCTGCAAAACGTTCCCCAAAAAGTTGGTGTTGTTCGCCTCCTTCTGCTGGGCTGCTGCCACCGCATTGGCATACTCGGTCTGGGCACTGTTCAGCTGGCCATGGTAATTGTTCAGGCGGGTGTTGTAATCGCTGATCGCCAGCTGCTTCTGCTGCTGCAAAGAGCTCAGCCGGTTGCCCAGGTCACTCTTCTTGGTGGCATATTCGTTGTAGGCCTGGCTGTATAAGCTGTCTGCCACATCCGAAAGCCCGTTCATGGTGCTCTGGTAGGCCGTCTGCCCGCTGGAAGTGCCCCAGCTGTTGCCGTAGCCGCCGCTGCGGGCCGAAGCGTTGGCGGCAGCGTTCTCGCTGGCCAGCTCCGCACCCCGGGTGTACTGGTTCTTGTACTGCTGGTAAGCTGCGTCCTTGGTGTAGTCGTAAGAAAAGCCGTCCCGGTTCATCTTGTCCAGCTGGCTCTGCGTATCGCTGATCTGGCTGTCATACTGGCCCGTCTTGTCCTCCGGCTGCTGTCCCTTCCAGTAATCCAGATTGTTCTTTGCCGTGGTCACCCGGTCACCGCTCTGGGCGTACTGGTAGCTGTTGGAATCGTTCTTTCTGGTTCCAAACACGCCGGTGCCCGCATTCTTTTCGCTGTTGCCGGTAATGCCGTCATACACATCCCCTACCATCAGCCCCACATTGTGGCCCGGAATCAGGTACTCCCACCACTGTCCTCTTGCCATTTCAAAATCTCCCTTCTGTTCGTCTCACGGTCAGGCCGTCCTTCGTTCAACCTCTCCGTCAATGCTTACGCATTGCCACCTCCCCTAGTAGGGGAGGCTTTGGCAGTCCTCGCAAAGTTTCCGGTTTCGCCAGGGGCTCCCCTACTAGGGGAGCTGTCGAGCGGAGCGAGACTGAGAGGTTGTACAGAGCAGCCGCTCCCCCTGAGAGGTTCTTACTCCACCTTCAGCCCCATGGCCACCAGCTTGTCCCGCATGGTGTCGCTGAAATTCGTCTCGTCCAGGTTCTGCATCATGTATATCATCTGGTCCCGCAGCTGCATCAGGTAGTTGTTGATGCTCCGTCTGTCCTCCGGGGCCATATTTTCACTCAGTTTCGGCATGGCAATTTCGCCAAGCCTCGTAATATCTGCCATATTTATTCCTCGATTCTTGGCTCCCCTATTAGGGGAGCTCCGCAAGGCGCTGGCGCAGCCAGACCGCAGCGGTGAGAGGTTTCTTCTTCTCCCGCTGCTTCCGCCCTCCCTATCGTTTCGGCTCCCCTCCGGCCACCCGGTTGCCTCGGCTCTCTGCCATGCTGAACGCAATGCTCCGCACCGCGATCTGCCCGGTGCCCTTGATCCGCAGCCGCATGGTGTCGTGCCGCTCCGGCACAAAGGGCAGGTTGACCCGGGTGTATTTGTTCAGAACGGCTGCCTGGCCCAGTGTCTCCCAGGCCCCGCCCTCATAGCTGGCCTGCAGCTCCACAACGCTGTACGTCAAGGCATCCACCCGCAGAAACACCCGGTTGATGTACTTGTTCGCCGGGATGTTCAACCCAATGTCGCCGCTCACAGCCTCAAAGCCCACTTTCTGTTCCAGATTCGCCTTTGCCGTGTCGGTGTCCCGGTCGGCCTCACGTTCCGGTTCGGTTGCCCACAGGTTCACGCCGTCCCACTGGTAGAGCTGCCGCCCTGTGGAGCACATCGCCCAGCCGGAAGCATTCTCTTCTGCCGCCGTGTCCTCCTCGTGCCAGAGCCGCCGTTCGGTGTCGTAGACCAGCAGCCGGGTCTCGTTCCGGCCCGGCACCCGCAGATGCAGGTAATACCGGGTGTCCAGCACACCGCCCACCGCCCCGCGCACGTTCATCAGCCAGGTGTTGTCCAGTCCGCCGCTGATCTTCACCGGCAGGCTGCCGTCCCAGGCCATCACGCCGTCAGGGGAAAGGTAGTACAGCACCTCTGCCAGCACACACATGCTCTTGCTGGCCTGCTTGGCCACGCCCCGGCACTGCACGCTCACCAGCTGATAGTCTGCCGGGCGGCTGCCGTAGAGCTTGTGCAGGCAGTTCTCCTTGAAGAACAGCACATAGCCCATGCAGGTGGCTGCACCGGTAAAGGGGCCGTCACTGCCCACGTTCACGGCGTAGCTGTCCGAAGCGATGCCCCGGTAGCTGTACCAGTTGGTGGGGTCGCCCAGCTTGCAGCTGTAGATCACATTCTCCTCGCTGTTGCAGCCCCATACCCGGTTTGCGTTCTCGGTCACATATTCCAGCCGGGGCACCCGCCGCCGTGCGGTAATGGCTGCACCGCCCGCTGTGGCGCTCTCGCTGCCGTTCATGCTCTTCCAGGTGGTACCGCCCGCCGTCACGGTAAAGCTGCCGTAATAGCGTGCGCTCTCGGTCTTTGGGCTGCCGGTCAGCACAATGCTGTCCCCGTCCATCTGCTCAATGGTCACCTCGCCGTTCACACCCTCGGCCAGATACTCTTCCACCAGCCCGGGCACCTGCTCCACCGTAATGGTATCCCCCTTCTTGAAGCCCGCAGCGGCCAGCCCGGGCAGGGTCATCTTCACGCTGTTCAAAAGGATCTCCGCCCACTTGCCGCTCTTGGCATCGTACTGTTCCAGTACGTTCACATAGGCCCACTTGCTGGAAGATGAGTTCTGTTTCAGAAACAGCGTCCCGTCCGCCGGGCCAGAAGGTTCCGTGGTGCCCACGCTGCTCACGGTGTAGGTCTTGCCGCCCGCGTCGCAGGGGGCAATGGTCACCGTGCCGGTCTGGCTCCATGCAGCGCTCAGGGCTTCCAGCTTTCCGGTGGCCGTGTCAAAGCTCTTGGCATCCGGCCAGATCAGGATCTTCGTGCCCATTCCGATCATAATTTTCTCGCTGTCCGTCACGGCGTTTTCCAGCGCGATCTCCCCGCCCGCAGCCGCAGTGGCCACGTCGTCCTCGCTGTCCTCGGTGTAGCGCAGGGTGGTACCCTCGCACAGCAGCAGGCCGTTCAGGTGGTACATCCCGTTGCAGCGGCCCATGGCCCGCATGGTGCGCCGGGGTGTCCGGGTCTGCAGTGCGGGGTATCCCCGGCTGGAAAAGTTCTTCATCTCGGTAAATTCTGCCTCGGCGCAGGCATAGCTTTCGTTCAGGCCGCCAAAGGCCGTCTGGATGCTCTTCCCCGTCGAGATGCTGTATAAACTCGGCAGTGCCATCTCAGTACCTCCACTTCGTGGCCATCCTGGGCAGGTAGGTGTGCCTGCACCAGGCTGCAAACTCCTGCTGGTTCTCGTTGGCCAGCTGCATCTCGTTGGCATAGCGGTCGGTCTCGCCCAGGGCCGCGTCCATCTGGGCCGCCAGATAGTGGGCATAGTAGCTGTCGTAGGGCTCCGGCAGCAGCAGCTCCGCGTCCTGCCGCAAAAGTTCCTGCTCCCGGTCGTATAAGATATCCGCACCCACGGCATCAAAATCGGTGGTGTCGCTCTTGTCCACCACGCTCTTTCTCAACCCCGCATCCGCCTGCCGCAGCCATAAGATCTTCAGCTCGCGGTCAAACCCGTTGTTGGGCCGCAGCTTGTCAGCCGTTTCGATTGCTTTACCAACAGTCATATTTACACCTTCCCTCTATAGCAAGGCCATCCCGTCCCCGGGATATTGGGCCTTATTCGTCCAGTACTCTCATCACCGGTCTGCCAAGGGCTCCCCTACTAGGGGAGCTGTCGCCGAAGGCGACTGAGAGGTTTAACAAATAACCCCCGGCACAGCGTGTGCCGCCGGGCCGGGGGACTGTCATACATCGATTCGCGGCTCCCCTATTAGGGGAGCTCCGGCATCCGCGCCGCCATCAGGCGGACGGGGCCGGTGAGAGGTTTAATTCTTTGCCGCCAGCTCTTCCATGCGGGCAGCGGTCTGGTCGTCCTGTTCCTGGCTGTGGCGGATGACCTCCGCCACCTCCGGGGGCACCTCAATGTTCTTTCCGCGCTGCAGCTGGTAGTTCACACCGTTCACGCTCACGAACAGGTCACCCTTGTACTTTCCGCCGTCCGAAAACAACCGGATCGTCTCAGTCTTTTTCTTTGCTTCTGCCATTTTATTGGCTCCTTTCTATCACTCTATCCTCCGCCGAACTCCTACACTTGGCTCCCCTACTAGGGGAGCTGTCAGCGCCCAAAGCGCTGACTGAGAGGTTTAGTTCCAAATCCGTTCGGCGGCCCATGGTTAGTTCGCCTCAGCCGTCCCGCTGTACCGTGCGCTGCAGCTCTCAATGCGCACCATGTACTGTTCCACCAGGCGCTCAGCGGTCTTGTGTGCCTTCCAGCCCACAGACGCGCGCTGGTTCAGGGGATCGTCACCGTAGCCCAGCTGCTTCACGATGTGCTCCAGGCCGCCGCCCTCGATCTCGGTGGAACCGTAGGCGTGGGCACCCAGGATCAGGGTGCTGAACACGGCCAGACCCGCCGGGCAGCCGGTGCCCTTCCAGATCTTTGCCTCGCTGGTCTCCACAAAGCGCACACCGTGCAGCGTGCCGATCTCGCCGTTGTAGATCTCGTCCGGCTGGGCGTACTTGTGCACATCGATCCAGTCCGGGTCGCGGCGCAGGTCATAGGCCACATAAGGGTGGATGATGCCCACAAAGCTGGTGCCGATGGGGTCAGCGTTCATGGCCTTCAGCTGGGTGGCCGCACGGGCGATCAGGTCGCTGGTCAGCTGGCAGGTCGCGTCCAGGGTGGCGCGGCTGGTCACAGCGGTCTCCGCGCCGCCCTCGCCGATCTTGGGCGCATAGATCACATTGGTGCCGCCCGCCAGCACATCACGCACGATGGTGTCCAGGGTGCGGCCCGCCTGGCTGGCAATGATCTTGGTTGCCTGCACGATGTTGTTGTCAATGGTGGTCAGCTGCAGCGTGTCGGTAATGGGCACCCAGCCGCCGTACTGCCTGACTTCAGCGGTAACGGTGGAAACGTTCATGGTCTGGCCGTCCGGGGTCACACCCTCGGTCAGCGGAGTGGTGGCCTTGGGCAGGCTGTCATACTTGCGGAACTCAATGTTCTTGCCGCCGTTGGCCGGAATGGGATACGGGTCGCCGAACTGGTCATGCACCAGGGCAGGCTCTGCCTGGTCGATCAGGCGCTTCTCGTAAAAGGTCTTCATCTCGGCACTCATGCCGGATGCGCCGGTGGTATTCTGGTTCTGGGTGCTGGCCGTTGCAAACATCTGCAGATCCAGCTTCATGGTCTTGTCTTTCATGGTCGTTCCTCCTGTTAATTTATATTTCCTCTAAGCAGAGCTCCCCCTTCGGGGGAGCTGCAAGCAACTGCGTCGTCAGACGCATTGCGCGCTGAGAGGGTTACAACGTGATCACTTCACCCCGCATGACCCGCTTCTCCATCTCTTCCATTTCCTTGCGGCTCATGTGGGATACGTCGATCTTGGTCTGCACCGCGCCGCCGGGGCGGGTGCCATTCTCGCCGGGCCGGGCGTTGCGCTGCTGCATCCGGTTCACCACACCCTGCTCCACCTGCCGGGCCGTGGCGGCCTGCTGCTGTTTCAGGATGTGATCAAAGTAGGCGCTGCGGTAGGCGGATGTCATAGAAACGCCCGACCGCATCATCTTCTCCACCTCCGGGTTTGCCAGCACCTCAGCCATGTTGAAGTCGGGATACTGGGCTTTCAGCTGCTCCGCTTCCCGGTCCCATCCGGCCTGCAGCTCGGCAATGCGGGCCTGCTGGACACGCTGACGCTCCATCTGCTGGATCATCTGCTGCTGTTCGGTCAGGTGCTTGTTCTGGCTTTCCAGCTTGTCCAGCTCCCGGGCCGTCCTGGTGGAAACGCCCTTCTCCATGGCCAGCTTCTCGTAGTAGGCATCGTCTTTCACCGCGCCGTTCCGCACAGCCTCGGTCAGGGCCACCAGGTCGTTGGCATCCGTGCCGTACTTTTCCTGCAGCGCCTGCATCAGACCCTTCATGGCCGGGCTTGCTTCCAGCCGCCGGGTCGCTTCGGTCACGGCGTTCTGCATCAGCTCCTCGGTCAGGTCGGCATACTCTCCGCGCAGCAGCTCACCAAAGGCTTTCCGCCGCTCCTCCGGGCTCTTGGTCTTGCCTTCGCCCTTCTCCTCGCCGTCCTTGCCCTCGGCTTCGTTCTGGTTCTCTGCCACTTCCTCGTCCAGCTCAGACTTTTCCTCACTGCCAAGGGCTCCCCCCTCGGGGGAGCTGGCGGCGCTCTGCGCCGACTGAGAGGGTGAACCCTCTTCCCGGCTGCTCCGCTTCAGCACCCCGCTCCGCCGGGCCAGCCGCTCTTCTGCCGGCCGCAGGGCAGGCTCCTGCACTGCCGGGGCCGCATCCGCAGCACTGGCGGCAGCAGCGGCAGCGCCGCCGTCACCGCAGTCCTCAGCAAACAGCTGAAGGTTTACCATTTTCTCCTGGCCGTCCTTGCTTTTGTCCTCATAGTGGATGTTTGCCGGATATCTCTCCGCCAGCAGGGCAAGACCCGTCTTTGCAAACTCCATTGCTGTCAGGTCTGTCGGGTAGATGCTGCCGGTCAGCTTCACCGAAACGCGGGGCCCGGTCGGCTCATTGTAGGCACAGCACTCGGCCTCGTCACAGTCAGCCAGCACATACACCAGCGTCTCCATCAGCATGGATGCACCCGCGCACACGATGTCCTGCCCTCTGGGCGCATAGCCTGCATGGCCGAAAACTTCCAGCCTGCGCACCCGTGCACCAGTGGGCTGGTCGAACTCTACATACTCTGCATGGATCATTCTATCGCTCCTTCTGAAAATCACTTATTCGGATTATTCACGTTCATGGCCCGCTGTGCCGCCTGGGTGGCCAGGCTGTTGCCTCCGCCGCCCACCACAGCCCCCAGGCCGTTGGTCGCCGTCTTTGCGGTGGTCTGTCCGCCGCTGCCGCCGCCCGTGGTTCCGGCCGCCTGTGCAGCGGCCCCGGCCATGGCGCTCATGTTGGTGCCGTTCTGCTGGTCAATGATGGCGCTCAGCTTCTGCAGCTGCTCCATGGCCTGCTGCAGCTGGGTGTACAGGGTACCGTTCTGCTGCACCCGTTCCCGCACCTTTTCGATGCCCTCAAAGTCCATCATATCCAGCACCGCCAGCGCCGCGTCAGCGTTGGCCGGGGCAAACAGCCCCATCTGGTAGCACTCCTTTGCCGTCTCGTTCTGGGAAAGGCGGCTGAAGGTGCTCTTCTTGGCAGCCGATACCGTGATGTCAAACACCGGCTCGCGGCTGCCCAGCTCCACCCCGCCGATCATGCCACCCGGCTGGGGCTGCAGCATTGCCCCGGAGAACTGCACATACTCCGGCTGGCCGCTGTCGCCGGTAATGCGGTAGATCCGGCTCTCGTCGTAGAACTGCCGCATCAGGTCGATGATGAAATAGCACTCCTTTGCAAAGGCCCGGTAAGCGCTTTTCAGCATATCACGGGAGAGCTTCGAGCCAGCCTCCTGCAGCGCCGCAATGGCAGAAGCCGCAGTCAGGCCGCTGGTGGTGCCGCCCTGGGAAACATCCCGGTTGCCGCTGATCTCCTTCAGCTCCGCCACTCTCGCGTCCCGGTAGGTGATCAGGTTGCCCGCCAGCCCCGCTGTCTGTAAGGGCCGCAGGGTCTCGTCCGTCACCCGCCCTGCCGCGTGGACGATGTCCTTGCCGAAATCGGCCAGCTCCTTCTCGTTGATGCCCGCCCCGTCCTGGATGATATACCGCGCCTTGGCCGAAAGCTTCACGTTCTCGTCCATGGCTGCGTTCATCTCGTCAATGGCGGTCTGGGTGTCCTTCATCACGTCGATGTACCCAAAGCCCGCCGGGCTGTCCTCTTCCACGAACAGGGTGTCGAACACAAAGGGGTACTTGCCGTGGTCGTAGAATCCCCGGTCAGCAAGGGCCGGGTCGTTCTCGCTGGCGTAGAGCACCACGCCGTTGCAGAACTTGCAGTAGTGCAGCAGAGGCGGGCCGTCCTCCCGGGCCTTTTTGTAGTACCAGTCCACCACCACGCTCTTGTCCGAGGTGTCAATGCTCTGGTCGTGGATGTACTTTGCCACTTCCAGCGTGCTGCCGGTGTGGCCTTCCAGCTGTGGGTACTGGGCCTTCAGCTGTTCGTTGTCGGCCACCGCCAGGCTGAACAGGTGGGGGCTGTCCTGGATGTCCATCACGCCGGGCTCCCAGTACATCATCAGCAGATCCATGCTCTTGATGGAGATGTCTCCCACGCCGTTCCGTAACCCCGGGTCCCAGAAGATGCCCTTCACGCCGGTGCCCTGCTTGAGCTTGCGCCACCAGGTGTCGCTGTACACCTGCTCGTATTCTGCCTGTTCCAGCAGCACCGGCAGGATCTTGGAAAGCACCTTGGCGGTCTGCTCGTCGTCCGCTGCCCGGGGCAGCACGTTGGGTTCCGGGTAGTTGTCCATGGCATCCGCATGCTTGTTGGCAATGCTGTTGAACAGCCACCCGCTGGAAGGTTTGGGCTTGCCCTCCATCATCTCGTTTTTGTAGTTGGCCCAGTGCTGCATCCGGAACCACAGCTCGTTGTCCACGATCCGCTTGTCCAGCGCCGCCTTGCCGGTCTTGTATCTCTGTAACAGCGCCGTGGCCTTCGCCACCTGCTCTGTGCCGATCACGTCGGTCATACTCTAAAAAACCTCGCTTTCTTCCCCAGCTCCAGCGGGTCATCCGGCATGGGCTGCACCGGCTCTGTCCGGGGCGGGCTGAGGGGATTCTCCATCAGCACATACCGGCACTCGTCGTAGATGTGATCCTCCTGGTCGGTGTCAATGTCCTCCACGTTGCTCTCGCTGTATACCAGGTTCGGGATGGTGCGGATAAAGTGCTTGCAGGTGTTGAACACCTGCAGCATGGGCCGCCCATCCGCCTGGAACGCCAGCCGGTAGTGGAACTGCATCTTGCCCGCCAGCCGGGTGTGGTCGCCGGGAGCCCAGTGCAGAAAGTTCGGGCTCTTTTCCTGCATGGCAGCAATGCTCTCGCCCTGGCTCTCGTTGAAGATGGCCGGGTCGGCCACGCCCAGAATGGTGCGGCCCCGGAGCATGGGGTCGTTCTCTTCTGCTTCCCGGATCATCCTCGCCTGCTTCACAGGGTCAGCTTTGATGCCCTCGTTGGGGGTCCCGGTGCAGCCGTACAGCTCCCGGATGCGGTAAAGCCTGCCCTCTTCGTCCGCCGCATACCACCCCACGGAAAAGGGCTTCGAGTAGCCGAAATCGTACCCCCGCCAGATCTTCCAGTGTCCCGGGATGCGGAATGGGCGGATCACATGTGTCCACCGCTGGTCGTCGTAGTGGGCCGGGTCGTTCTTCCACTCGGTGAACACCTGCCCAGTAAAGCTGTCCCAGTCGCCGTAGAGCAGGGCTTTCTTCTCCGCTTCCGGCAGCGCAGCCAGCGTGCCCAGGTAGCCCGGGTCATTTTCCAGCAGAGCCGCGTTGTCAAACACGGTGCTGGGGATAAAGATGCGGGTCCGCCGCTGCACGATCTCCCGTCCGTCCGGGGCCCTGGCCTTTACCATCTGCACCATCCGGGTGCCGGGCGGGGCCGGGCTGACGAACCTTGCCTTCACCCATCCGTGGCCGATGCCGCCGGGGTTGGCCGTGGCCCGGGTGTAGACCCGGGTATCGGGGCCGTTGGGTCGGTTTCGGCTCAGCAGGTAGCTGTACTCTTCCCAGGTGAAATGGGTCAGCTCGTCAAATCCGATAAAGTCGTAGGCCTGGCCCTGATAGTTGTACCTGTCCTGGGCGTGGTTCATGCTGCCAAAATAGATCTTTGCCCCGCTGGGGAAGGTCCAGCAGTGTGTGCTGCTGTTGTATCGGGCTTTTGGGAAAACCGGCTTGTAATACCGCATGGTCTTGTCAATGAGCTCCCGCAGCTGGGGAAACGTCTTTCGGATGATGAGCCCCCGGTAGTGTGGGATCTCCACCTGCCGCAGGGCCTCGATCACCAGCGCGTCGCTCTTTCCGCCGCCTGCGGCCCCGCCATAAAGCGCTTCGTTCTCGGTGCGCTGCATGAACCGCGCCTGGGCGGGCTGTGGTGACCAGATCACCGGTCTGCCGTCACGCATCCTCTGTGCCGCCATCCACTTCCACCTCCTGCTGGCCGTCCGTCTCACTGGCTGCCGCGATCTCCACCATCGGCGGGCCGCTCTCGCTGTCGGTGTTCTCCGCCGGGGCCATGGCAGCAGCCTTTTCGGCCACTTCCATCAGCACCTTGGCCACACCGGCCGCGTTCTTGTCGCTCATCACCCGGCCCTCGTACCGTTCCAGCTCGGCATTTAACAGGTTCCGCTCGTCCTCGTAGAGCCGCAAGTTCCGGGTTCCGGCCCCTCCATACACCACAAGGCCGGTCTCGGTGGCATCCGCCAGCTCCTCCGGGTCATCCTTCAGCAGGGTGCCCACGGCAAAGTCACGGGCCCGGGTGTCCTCGTCCAAACGCCGGTGCAGCCTCTCCGTGATCTGCGCCGCCCGCTGGCTCTCAGCGGCCCGGCCCTGCAAAAAGGTCACCTGTGCCCGTACGCCCAGGCTTGCCCGGATGGCGATCTCCCGCGCGGCTTCCTGCCGGGCCTTTGCAAAGGCATCACTGCGGCCTGCCTCCTCGCTCATCCAGCTGCGGATGGTCGATTCCGGCACGCCGTACTTCTTCGCCACGGCGCAGATGGAGTTGGAGCCCAGCATGGCCATTACCACCTCTGCCCGGAACGCCGCCGGGTATTTCTTTCCCCGCTGCTTCCCGACCACCGTGTTCTTGCAGTACGCCCGCTTCTTCGCCAACTCTCTCACCTGCCTTTGCAAATAGCCTATCACGTCTCGCCCGCTCAAAATACCCCGGACATTTGCCCGCCGGGCAGCAGTCCTGCATCCGCTGCACACACTGCCACGGTGCTCAGGGCTTCCAGCTCTTTGGTGTAGTAGGTCGTCCGCCCCACATACAGCCGGGCGATCACCTTTTCCTCGGGCAGACCTTGCAGGTAGCGCAGCCGCAGCAGCTGGGCGCATACCGGGTCATTGCGGTCGTACCAGGCCAGCACCGCCCCGATCACCTGCGCCCAGGCAGCACAAACAGACCCCTCGCCATATCGGCGCAGAGCCTGCCGGGTCGCTTTCTTCTGCTCTTTTGTCACCGCTCCACCCTCTTTTCGCATGGGTATAACGCGCAAAGTACCGGTGTTTTATCTGTCAGGTGCGAAGAATCGCAAAGGCATGTCCCACCTTCTGCTTCACCATCACCACATAGCACCGCAGGTCATCCGCATCCCAGCCCTCTTTCTCGCATCCGGGGCTCTCCGGTTCCGGTACCACGCAGCGCACGAATTTCCAGCCCGGGTATTTCTGCTCCCACCAGTAGGCACTGTCCTTGCAGTCCGTGCAGCCTTTGCGCAGCTGCTTCCGGCTCCATCTGGTGTCGTTGGGTACCAGCTCCACCGGCTGGATCAGGCTTCTGCTCTCGTACCAGCGCAGCTGCCCGTGCTTCTCGAAGTAGGTGATCAGGTCATCCAGCCGGTTCTGCAGGTTCAGCCGATCAGCGTTAGCTGTACCCAAAAGCTCATAGCTGCCGTCCGGTTGGCGTGCGGACCATTTGTCCTCGAGCAGCTGCCGAAAGTCTGCATTCTGTCGCATGGTCAGCCCTGGGCACTCGATCAGCAGGTGATGGTGGTAGCGTTCGCTTTTTCGTCCGCAGCCGGTCAACCCCATGTATCGCAGGGCAAAGCCCGGGCCAAAGGCAGCTAAAATTGCCGTTTTTAGTCGGCGTATGTAGTTCCGCAGGTCTTTTTCGGCTTGTTCCATGCTTTCCGGCAGGTATTCTTCCGCATAGGTCAGGGTCAGGTAGAACCCCAGCACCGTGAAATTGGCGTTTGCTTTCTGCACCCTCCGCCGGTGGGCGTGCTGGGCATTCCGCCGCTTCTGCCGTTCACTGCTGGGCCTGCACTTCTTCCTGCGCTTGGCCTGGTGTTCCTCCGGGGTAATGGCATACAGGTCTACCTCCATGTAGCTCTCCCCACACAGGGTTCTCTTCTCTCTGGTGTAGGTATTCCGCATCCCGGTGCCCTCCTGCTGGCTTTCACTTTCTGCTGATATTCTCTTTCCCGTGACCCCACCGTCACAGAAATAACGGGTATACTAGCTCCCCAAAGAGGGCCCTTCCCCCTCTTTCTTTATAAGGGTATTATGAAGAGCAACGGATACGGTGGCGTGTCAGGTCCATCGTATCCGTTGCTCTTCATAATAGATTAAGGTGTTTAAGGCGTGGCGGGCTTTCCTTTTTCCGCCCAGTATCCGTAGGTCAGTTCCGGCTTTCCAATTTTCCTGGCCTTCTCGTTGTAGATCATCAGATCGTGCACGTCATAGGCCAGGGCGCTGGGGTCGATCACGCCGCCAATGGGCTTGCGCTTCACCTTTGCCGGATGATCCGGCAGCTTCATGGGGTGCCGGATCCGTTTCTGGCACAGTTCCATCTCCATCCGCGTAACGCCGCCGGGCTTGTACACGCCGCCCCGCTTGCGGTAGCACTCGTGCACCGTGCCCTCGCTGCCAAACAATCCCTTGTCCTTCAGCTCTGCCGCCGTGCCCTTGCCCAGCAGAGTGCCGTCCGCACCGTAACAGCTGTACACCCGCACCATCCGGGTCTCGGCCCGCTCGTCCGCGCTCAGGCCCTCTGCCCGGGCCCTCTCCACCCGGTCGTCCTTGGTGCTCTTCCGCTCCATCTTCCACCGGTAGTTCTTCGGGCTGTGGTTCTTGCACTTTTCCAGATTATTCCAAACTCTGCTCAGCTTGTTCACATCGGGAAAATATCCCTGCTCCACCAGCTCCACGCTGGTGCCCTTGGCCACCACCTCACCGGTGTCCCAGTCCATCAGGGTGTATACCCATCTGCATCCACTCTGCATCTCAGATTCTCCTTCTACTAAATACGGTGCTCATTTCAGGGGAGCTGTGCACCGATGAAGTTACCGCTTCCACACGCCGCTGCACCTCGGCTTCCGAAAGCGGCAGCACACAAGGCACCCGTTTGCGGCTCACTTCCCGCTGTACCGCCTGCACTTGCAGCTGACGTATCGTCTCCGCCGTTTCCCTCCGCTGTTTTTCCAATACAGCCTCGTCCGGCACATCCAGCACTTCTACCTCGGTCTTGTAAGCGTCCCGGGCGCAGCGGCACAGCATTTCCATGGCCACATCCACGCCGTCGGTTTCCACCCACTCGTTCAGCTGGCCAAAATTCGCAATTGTTTCCTGCCGCAGTTTTTCCAGCCGCCGGGGGCCAAAGCCCAGCACTTGGGCGCAGGCGGTAGCATAACCCCTCCATTCCAGCGTGGCCGCCCTGTCAATGGCCATCTTCAGCTGAACTTCCCGCCGCTTCCGGGGCACACTTTTTATCACCGGGACACGAAATACGCTCACCACACCCTCTGGCAGCAGCCCCACCAGCCATTTTTCGGCCTCGTTCAGCTGGGCCTTCTGATTCTTTGCAGGTATAGCCATCCGCCGCATCAGCTCCCCATTGATTTCATCCTTCCGCTGGGTCACCTTGTCCAGCCGGTCTTTGCCTACGCCGAACACATCATGCAGCGCAATGGTCATGCAGGCATGGGTGAAGTCAATCGCATTCTGCTGTGCCAGCTCGATCTGGTTCTCCAGTGCCATCTTTCTTGCATCGTTTTTCATAGTTTCTCCGTTCTTCATATTCCCCGCACGCCCGGTTCCGGCCCCCACAGCTCAGGCACCGGCTCCGGGTGATCTCAAACACATGTACACACTGGGTCTTATCCATCAGGGTTCCCCGGTCTCTGCCATCATGGCGGTCAGGTCGCCCAGCATCCCGCTCACCGTGCGGGAAAGAACGTTGATTGCATCCTCCTGCAGGTCGCCGGGCAGGGCCCTCACCGCAAAGCCCGCGTTCACCATCTCGTCCTTCAACCGGGTGTTGATCCGGCTCACCTCGGCCCAGAGCTTTGCCTCGTCCGGGGTCATCTTCCGCCGCCCGGGCCGCACAACGCCCTTGATCATGGCCGTCAGCTCGTGGAACTCCTCGTCGGTCAGGCTCCTGTCGTTCCCTGCCTCGGCAATGGCCCGCGCCCGGTCGCTGGGCGTTCCCGTCCGCAGGATGTTCTTGTAGTCTTCCAGCGTCATGGTTATGCCCCCTTTTTCTTGGCTCCCCTATTAGGGGAGCTGTCGCCGCAGGCGACTGAGAGGTTCTGTTTCCGGTGAGAGGTTGTCACCGTGTTCTCCGGCACCTTGTGGATCTTCTGCGGCTCCTTCCGCTGCTCCACCACCAGGCCCAGCCCGGCCAGCGCCAGGGCTGCACACCCCAGCACGATGGCCAGCAGCGTGTAGCCCAGCATTGCCCAGCCGTTGGCCGCGTTCTCAATGGCCCCGCCGCAGCCTACGGCAGCCAGTCCCAGCACAATGGCACCGGCGCTCAGCACGCTGCCCGTGATCTTCTTTTTCATTTGCAAATCCTCCCACTCTGTGTTAAACTTCTGGTGATGTGTTGTCAAACCATCACCCTGGTTGGCTCGTCGGTGTTCCAGCACCGGCGGGCCTTTTTGCTTTTCTCGCATCTCTGGCCGCCTTCCACTCTTGAAACGCAGCCTCATTCTCCGGTTTTGAGTAAAAGTCCTGTGCGATGTGCAGCAATTCAATAATTTGCCAGTGCTCAAAGGGCAATTTCTGCTTTCGGCCCATGGCAGCACCTCACAGCCATTCGGCGCAGATGGTCTCCACCACAGGCTTTGCAAAGCCGATCAGCTCATCGCCGCGCTTTGCGGCCACGACTGCCGGGCCCACCAGCTCTGCCGCCGTCATCTCACTGGCGCGCTGGTTCGTCAGGGGGCGCTCCTTCATCAGCCCTTCCTCGTTCACCAGCAGCAGAATGCCGTCCACGTCCTTCTCCCGCGCCCACTCGGCGCTCAGCAAGGCGGGCACCGGCTCGATCGGCCCGCCCACCAGCTTCTGCAGGGTCTCCAGCTTCATGCTGTCACCATCATCACACTTCATGTTGAACGCCCGGTTCTTCGCCGGGATCACGATCATATAACGGTCCATCTTAGCCCTCCCTCGCTGCTTCTTCTACGCTGACTGTGTCCATGCAAAAATGCAGCTCCCGCAGCACATCGTTCTGGGTTTTCTCGTCTACACCGGCACTTTTCATCGCCATCCGGCAGTAGCCCATGCAGGCCGCGTTGCTCCACGGGCCATTGATGTCCTTGATGGCCGCCATAATTTCTTCGTACTTCATAATTTCTCCATTTCCCCCGGCTCCCCGCCGGGGCTTTTTTCATGTGCTCTTGTCCGGTTCTCCACCTGGTGGTACAATCCAACCAGAAAGGATGTGTTTTTCTTGATAATCTCCATTTTTACCGCATTTGCGGCAGTCGCATCGTGCATTATTTCTGCCTTTGACTTGTACTCTACAAATCAGCTAACAAAATACACTGTGCAGGCTACCCATGATTTGGAATCTGAAAAGCTCTTTTTCAATGCCAAAACGGAAGCCTACCACACATTTCTTCGTTCTGCATCCGATTTTATGGCCAATCCTTCTGCGGAAAATGCCCTGAAGCTGAACACAGATTGTACCTATGCCGTCCTTTTTTCCGGCCAAAAAACTCAGAATGCTATCAGTGCTTATGGAAAATCTCTTGTTTGCTATCAGTCCGACCCCAAATCAGAAGCTCTCGCCGCTGAAATGGTTCATGCTCAGGTTACTGCGATGCACGCCATGCAAGAAGAATTAAGTACCACAATGCGTTCAAAAGTGCCACAATAACAGCAGTTACCTCAACGAACACTCCGATTTTTCTTATGCGCGCCTTTCTCTTGATGAATCCTTTCGTAAAAAGGAAACTTCCAATTGAGCTCACCAGTATCGCAGTCGTGCTCATGATCAAGCATATTTCCTCAGCCGCCACCTCTTCACCCCCTTTTCCTTCCCCCGGCTCCCCGCCGGGGCTTTTTCATGCGCTCTTTTTCGGGTCGGTGGGCTGGACATCTCCAAAGAGATAGTCCATCGTCATCTCCGGAAAGAACTTATCCCGGAGACATTGCGCTTCATCCAAGCGCATTCGCCCCGCAATGTTCAATTTCGCTGACATCGTTGCCGGATTGATTCCGATTCCATTCGCAAGCTGCTCATTGGTAATCCCGTTACGTGCCATCTCTGCCTTTAAATTCATGTACAAAACATATCACCTCCGCAGTTCACCAAATTTAGTGAGCTTTATTATAAAATACACCCAATAGAGTGAATAGTCAATAGCTTTTTCAAATTATTTTTGCAATTTGGTGAATCAATATTGCATTTTTGTTATTCGTACCGTATACTGAACATCAGGAGGTGATTTTTTATGAACGTCGAAGAAAGGCTCAAAGAGCTCATTTTAGCCAATTACAAGAGCATTCGAGCGTTTACTGTTGCCGCAGGTATCCCCTATTCCACAGTGGATAATATTTTCAAGCGTGGAATTGGTGGAACCGCTGTAACAACTGTCGTTAGAATTTGTGACCTTCTCGGAATTACCGTAGAAGGAATCACGCACGGCCTTATTGAGCCAAAAGAAAGCAACGCCCTTCTCACCCCCGCCCAGACTGCCCTGCTGGACAACTTCGACCAGCTGAACGAAGAGGGCCAGACCAAAGCACTGGACTATGTAGAGGATCTGGTTCTCACCGGACGTTATAAAAAAGCTGCTGCGCATGGCGTGGCTGCAAAGGAAGCATAAAAAATAACCGCCTTGGTCACCCAAAGCGGTTTACTTGTATGAGGAAATCTATGAACTGGCTATATATTACAAGCGGTGTTGCCGTTATTTTTCTCATCATTGGCTATATCTGTGGAAATAAAGTCGGTCATAAACAAGAACTTGATTCTAAAGAAATTAATTCGGCAAGACTCAGCAGTGAAATTCAACAAAAAGAGCAGTCCATTCAGCAACTTAACGATTCTATCGAAAAATATCAAAAACTTGAAAGAAGTGCTGAAAACAATTTGAGTCTTGAAACGCAAAGGCTTTTAAAAGACCGAGAAGATCAGCTTTCTGGTCTTGTCCGAGCGCTTGACTCAAGGGAGAAAAAATTAGACAGTCGAGAAAAGGAACTAGAACACGCGAAAACAGAGCTTTACGATATGCTTACTACTGCTCAAATAACAACACCTTTCTTGGCCAAGCAATTTTCAGATTTTATGTATATAAATGACTTGCTTGATGCTGATTACTTGGAAACGAAATCCCGTCCTGCTTTTACCGCAGCCGAGAAAGTTCGAGAGATTGCCGCTCAAAAGCGGTTGCTTCAAGAACAGTGCAAATTACAGGAGTATCAGCTGAATCTGTATGAAAGTTCTTTTCCCTGGCTGGCAGAGTTCAAAGAAATCAGCACAGAAGATTTGCAGCAACTCAAATCCGTAGATTCTGCACCGGACAGTGAATATAGTTCTTTGAGAAATTGGCTTTCTCCGCAGGAATATCAGTCCTTGTCGTCTGTCGAAAGGCTTCAACTTGCATTGGATAGATATTCAAAGCGTCAAAAATCCAATTGGCAAATTGGCATTGAATACGAACGTTATGTTGGATATTGCTATGAAAAGAAAGGTTATCGTGTACGATATAATGGAGCCATGGAAGGGCTTGAAGATATGGGACGTGATCTTATTGTTTCCAGAAATAAGAGTATGTTCGTAATTCAGTGCAAACGCTGGGCCGTAGAGAAAACCATTCACGAAAAGCACATTTTCCAGCTATTTGGAACAACCATTCTCCAAAAGCTGGATCATCCCGACTATAATGTTGGCGGTTTATTTGTTACCACTACAACATTATCCGATTTGGCAAAATCCTGTGCGGAATATCTTCATATCACTGTTATTGAAAGCTTTCCTCTGAAAGCGTACCCTCTTATTAAATGCAATATTTCCAGGAATGGCGATAAAATCTATCATCTTCCTTTCGACCAGCAATACGATCGCGTAATTATTGATCCTGATGATGGAGATTTTTATGCTTCCACTGTTGAAGAAGCTGAAGCCAAAGGTTTCCGCCACGCTTGGCGATGGACTGGCTCATAA